CCGGTGTTCGGGCCTGATGTCGGATTGCAAGAAGCGCTTTGGCGAATACGAAATCATCAACTTCGGCGGCTTTCCGTCCGCCGACCTGGTCAGGGGATAAGCATGCGCAAGAGCACGATGCAGGCCATCCGCGACCATGGCGTGGCGACGTATCCGCAGGAATGCTGCGGGCTGGTGGTCAAGGCCGGCCGCCGTGAATGGTATGTGCCGTGCCGCAATACGGCTGCCAGCGAAGAACATTTCGTGATGTCGGCCGAAGACTACGCGGCCGCCGAGGAAACCGGCAAGATCGCGGCGGTGGTGCATTCGCATCCGGATGCCGCGGCGGTGCCCAGCGAAGCCGACCGCGTGGCCTGCGAGGCCTCGGGCCTGCCCTGGTACATCGTGGCGGTGGAAAAAGGCCTGGATGGCAAGATCCGGGCCGGCGAAATCCGCGGGTTCACGCCCGAGGGCTTCCAGGCACCGCTGTTGGGTCGCCAGTTCGCCCATGGCGTGCTGGACTGCTATTCGCTGGTGCGCGACTGGTACGCCCGGGAACGCGGCATCCGCCTGCCCGATTTCGCGCGCGAAGACGGCTGGTGGGAAGCGGGGCGCGCCGGCAATCTGTACATGGACCACTACGCCGAAGCGGGTTTTCGGCCGCTGGCGTCGCACGAGACCATGGCGCCGGGCGACGTGGTGATCATGCAGGTGCGGTCCGACCGGGCCAATCACGCGGGCGTCTTCATCGGCGCCGAGCCGCTGGCCGAGGCGCCGGGCCTGTTTCCGCTGCCGGACGCCATGCTGCATCACCTGTACGGACGTGATTCCGAACGGGTGGTGTACGGCGGTTTCTGGCGCGAGGCGACCCGCGTCGTGTTGCGTCATGGGGGGATGGCATGAACGACAGACTACGTTTGGTGCGGCTATACGGCTGGTTGGGCGCGCGCTTTGGCCGCGAGCACCGGCTGGCGGTCGCCAGCCCGGCCGAGGCCGTGCGGGCGCTGTGCGCGCTGTTGCCCGGCTTCGAGAAGGCGCTGGTGCATAGCGACGCGCGCGGCGTGCGATTTGCGTGCTTTGCCGGCCGTCGCAACCTGTCGGAAGACGAACTGGCGTATCCGGTGGGCGAGGATGCCATCCGTATCGCACCGGTGCTGGCAGGCGCCAAGAGCGGCGGCTTGTTCCAGACCGTGCTGGGCGCCGTGTTGATCGCGGCCGCGGCGTGGTACAGCGGCGGCCTGGCGGCGGCTTTTCAGGCGGGTGGCATGGTGCAGGCTACGGCAACCCTGGGCCTGTCGATGATGCTGGGCGGCGTCGCCCAGATGCTGTCGCCCCAGCAACGCGTGCTGAGCGCCAAGGACGGCCCGGAGAACGGCGCGTCCTACAACTTCAACGGACCCGTGAACACCACGGCGCAGGGCAATCCCGTGCCGCTGCTGTACGGGGAAATGTTCGTCGGCAGCGCCACGATCTCCGCAGGCATTTATTCGGAAGACCACGTATGAAACAACGACATCGCATCAGGAACAAGGCGCCTTCGGGCGCCTTTGCTTTTGGCGGCAAGCGGGCGCCCGGCAGCCAGGACCTTATCGGCCACAAGGGCAAAGGGGGCGGCGGCGGCCGTGCGCCGGTGGAATCGCCGGACAGCCTGCACAGCACCGCCTATGCCCGCGTCATCGACCTGCTGGGCGAAGGCGAGATCTACGGCCCCGTGCACGGGCTGGACAACGCCTTGCGCGACGTCTACCTGAACGGCACGCCCGTGGCCAACGAGGACGGCTCGCTGAACTTCACCGGCGCGTCCATCGACTTTCGCACGGGTACCCAGCTGCAGGACCCGCTGCCCGGCTTTCCCGCGTCGGAAAGCACCATCGGCATCAATGCCGAGCTCAAATCCGGCCAGCCGTGGAACCGCCTGTTCACCAATCTGCAGGCGTCCGCTGTGCGCATCACGCTGGCCGTGGAAGGCCTGAGCCGCGCGGACACCAAGAACGGCGACATCAACGGTTATCGGGTGGAATACCTGATCGAGGTGAACACCGACGGCGCCGGCTACCAGGTGGTGCTGTCCACCGCCTTCGATGGCAAGACCACGCAGCGCTATACCCGTTCGCATCGCATCGACCTGCCGCGCGCGCGCCAAGGCTGGAACATCCGCGTGCGCCGCATCACGCCCAACGCCAACAGCAACACCATCTCCGACCGGACGATGGTGGATACGGTGACCGAGATCGTCGATGCCAAGCTGCGCTATCCGATGTCGGCCGTGGTGGGCATCAAGATCGATGCCTCGCAGTTCCAGAGCATCCCGACCCGCGCCTACCACGTGCGCGGCCGCATCATCCGGGTGCCCTCCAACTACCACACGGACCTGCGCAGCTACGACGGCGTGTGGGACGGCACCTTCAAGCTGGCCTGGACCAACAACCCGGCCTGGGTGTTCTACGATCTGATCAGCAACGACCGCTATGGCCTGGGCACCCGCGTGCCCGCCGGCTGGCTGGACAAGTGGGGCCTGTACCAGATCGGGCGCTATTGCGACGAGATGGTCGACGACGGCTTTGGCGGCAAGGAACCGCGCTTTACCTGCAACGTGTATCTGCAGCAGGCGGCCGACGCCTATCGCGTGGTACAGGACTTCGCGTCGATCTTTCGCGGCATGGCCTATTGGGCCAACGCCGCAGTGTTCGCGTCGGCCGACATGCCGGGCGATCCGGTCTACACCTTCTCGTCGGCCAACGTGGTCGAAGGCAAGTTCAACTACGTCGGGTCGGCGCTGACCACGCGCTACACGGTGGCGCTGGTGTCCTGGAACGACATGTCCGAAATGGGCCGCCAGAAGGTCGAATACGTCGAGAATCGCGAAGGCATTGCGCGCTACGGCATCCAGCAGATCGAAGTGACGGGATTTGGCTGCACGTCGCGCGGCCAGGCGCATCGCATTGGCAAGTGGATGCTGCTGACGTCCAACATGGAAACGCGTTCGGTGACGTTCTCGGTGGGGCTGGACGCCTGCCGCGTGCGGCCGGGCAGCGTCATCCGTGTGGCCGACCAGCACCTGGCCGGCCGCCGCATCGGCGGCCGCATCCATGAAGGCAGCGCCAGCAAGATCACGGTGGATGCCGAACTGGGCGTGCGCCCCGGCGACCGGCTGACGGTCAACCTGCCCAACGGCCTGTCGGAAACCCGCGTGGTCGCCAAGGCGGTGGGTACGGGCCTGACGGCGGACAACACCGTCTTCACGGTCGATTCCACCGAACTGACGGCCGATCTGGTGGGCCTGCCCGGCACGGTGCTGCACATCACCGTCACCACGCCGTTCTCGCAGGCGCCCGAGGCCGAGTGCGTCTGGACGCTGGAATCCGAAGTGCTGTCGGCGCAGACCTTCCGCGTGCTCAGCGTGAAACGCAAGGAAGGCCTGGTTGCCGAGATTTCGGCGGTGCAGCACGAGCCCGGCAAGTTCGATAACGTGGACTTCGGCACCCGCCTGGACCCCAAGCCCATCACCGTGGTGCCGCCGTCCGTGCAGCCGGCGCCCACGAACATCCGCCTGGCTTCGCGCTCGGTGATCGACCAGGGCATGGCGCGCCACGTCGGTGTGATCAGCTGGGACGCGGCGGCGTCGGCCGTGGCCTATCAGGTGCAATGGCGCCGCGACAATTCCGACTGGGTCGAAGCGGGCCGCACCGGCGCGCTGACCCTGGAACTGCCGGACATCCGTGCCGGCGCCTATGTGGCGCGCATACGCGCCATCAACGTGGCGGACGTCTCGTCGGTGTGGGTCAATTCCACCGAGACGAAGCTCGAAGGCGACATCGCGCCGCCGCCCGCGCTGGCGTTGCTGGCCACCAAATCGCTGGTGTTCGGCATCGACCTGCGCTGGGCCTTCCCGGAAGGGCGTTTCACGGCGCAGCGTACCGAGATCTGGTACAGCGCATCCAACGACCGTGCCAGCGCCATCAAGCTGGGCGACTATGCCTTCCCGCAAAGCGCCCACACCTTGATGGGGCTGTCGGCCGGCAAGCGTTTCTACTTCTGGGGGCGCATCGTTGCGCTGAACGGCGAGATCGGCGCCTGGTATCCGGGCGAGCAGGGCGTGATGGGCGAGGCCAGCTGGCAGGCCAGCGAGATCCTGGAATACCTGAACGGCCAGATCAGCCGCGACGAGCTGGCCAAGGAACTGGTCGGCACCATCGACGGCCTGACCGACGGCCTGGAGGAAACCCGGGCGGCGATCACCGCAGAGGAAATCAAGCGCGCCGACGAGGATGGTGCATTGGCCTCGCGCGTGGATACGGTCATGGCGACCGCCAACGGCGCGGCTGCCGGGGTGCAAGAGACCCGCTCCGCGTTGGTCGATGTGGACGGCCAGCTGAAGGCCACCTACAGCATCCGCGCCCAGATCACGAAAGGCGGTGATATCTATGCGGCCGGCATGTCGATGGGCGCCTACGCCCAGCCCGACGGGACGGTGCAGAGCTCGGTGTATTTCCTGGCGGACCGCCTGGCGTTGTTGAACCTGGCGAACGGCCAGACCACCACGCCCTTCGTGATCCAGGGGGGGCAGACCTTCATTAACGACGCGGTAATCGGCACGGGTCGGATCACCAACGCGATGATCCAGAGCCTGGAGGCAGGCAAGATCAATGCGGGGTTCATGAGCGCGGAACGGATCGATACCGGGTCGTTCAACGCCAAGGTGGCCAATATCGGTCAGGCCTACATCAAGCGCGCGCACATCATCGACGCGCAGGTGGATACGCTGGCCATCGCGGGTAACGCGGTGACGATACCGGTGTCCATGACCGCAAAGGGATCCGCGACGGTTGTCGTCAACAGCAACGTGGCGGGACCCGTGGTGGTTATCGCGTATAGATCGGGATACGACGGTCAAGCGACAGACCTGCGCATCTACGTCAATGGTGAGTTGATGGAGCGGGCGGCGGGCAGCCATTCGGCCTGGCAGAGTGGAAGCGGCGAAGGCACGATGCCGTGGGTCTATACCAGCATGCCGCTGACTGCCATGGCGGTGGGTTCTGCGATCGCCGGCAATACCAGGATTGTCGTTGATTCGGCAGGTTCAGCAAGCAACGGCGCGACCGTTCGGGTCGTTGCCTTGATGGTGAAGAGGTAATGAGCATGTATACCGCAACGTTTTATGACGCGAGTGGCCAAATCGTCGGTGTCATGAGCGGGCCCCGCGAGAGCGTCGAGGCAACCGCTCTGGTCACCGGGAATCCTTTTGTCGATGGCGAGGGTGATCCTGAT